CTTTAGATACTTCTGACTTATCAGACTTTACAGCTTTTGCAGATTTAACTGCAAGTGATGTACAAGGTTGGGTTGAAGCTGCTATGGGTGCAGATAAGGTTGCAGAAATGAAATCTAATCTTGATGCTCAGATTGACGAATTAGTAAATCCTGTAGTACAAACAAAAACTATAGGTGGTTAAAATAATATATAATTTCTAATTATGGCAGATACAAATACGACCAATTTATCATTAGTTAAACCAGAAGTAGGCGCAAGTACGAATACGTGGGGTGGCAAGATCAATACAAATCTTGATGCTGTTGATGGTATTTTTAATGGTGCTGGTAATGGTACGTCAGTAGGCCTTAACGTAGGTTCTGGCAAAACTCTTACAGTTGGTGGTACTTTAGATATAAATGGCACGATTGATTGTGAGGGCGGTGCGATTGACAACACCACGATTGGTGCAAGCACGGCCTCTACAGGAGCTTTCACTACACTTAGTTCTTCTAGCACAGCAACATTAGCTAGTATTACTTGTGCTGGTACTTCTACTTTAACTACAGTAGATATTAATGGTGGTGCAATAGATGGCACAGCTATTGGTGCTAGTTCTGCTTCTACAGTTGCAGCAACAACTGTAACTGCTTCTGGAAACATCAACACCACAGGTGGAGAAGTACAAATAAATGGCACAGATATTTTTGACAAAATATATCCAGTAGGCTCAATTTATATAAATGCTGCGGTAAATACCAATCCTGGAACTTTATTGGGTTTTGGTACATGGGCAGCTTTTGGCGCTGGTAAAGTACCTGTAGGTATAGATTCTTCTGATACAGATTTTGATACTGTTGAAGAAACAGGCGGTGGTAAAACTGCTTCAACAACTTTACCTAATCATGTTCATCAATGGTTTGATGGCACAAGATCTGGTGCTAGTTCTGGTATAGATTTTTCTGAAAGTTTTACAAGTGGTAGTTTTAATTCTTCTGGTGCAGCAAGTGATTTCTCTGGCGATCCAGATACAGGTGATTTTTATACTGCAAATCCAACTACGAACCCAAGTATTACAATAAGTACAATTCAACCTTATATAGTCGTTTATATGTGGAAAAGAACGGCTTAACTTTAGGATAAGTCATGGCGTTAGTACAAATAACACCCCCAGCAGGAATAATAAAAAATGGCACAGACTATGCCAACAAAGGTCGTTTTGTCGATGGCGACTTAGTGCGTTTTGAAAATGGTTATTTAAAACCTTTAGGTGGTTGGACATTTTTTAGACAAAATCCAATCGGTACTTTTTTTAGTGGCACAGTTACAACTGCTTCATCAAGCGCAAACATAACTGTAACTACAACTGCTGTGCATAACTTACTTGTTGGCGATACAGTTGTTTTAGAAGATTTTGCAGCTACAGGCGGCATTACTGCCAATCAAATCAACACTACTTTTACAGTAGCAACTGTGCCTTCAACCACGACATTTACTGTCGCTACAACTGGTACTGGTACATCTGCAACAACCTCATCTGCTTCAAGAGTTATTCAACCAGCAGTTCCAATAGGTATGTATTCTTACAAAACCAATGATGGTGAAGAAGTCTTAGCTATTGGCACTAGAGCTGGAGTAAATGTTTTTTATAATGGCACTTGGTATGACATTACACCTTCTGGTTTTGTTGGTGATGACGTTATTACTTCAACTGGCTATGGTGCATATCACTATGGCGTAGAAGATTGGGGAGATGCGAGAAGTCAATCAGGCATACAGTTTGATACCAAAAGTTTTTCTTTTGATAACTGGGGAGAACATTTAATTTTTTGTTTTGCAGGTGATGGCAAGATATATCAATGGCGACCTGATGCTGGTAGTGGTAGTCCAGATACCATAGCTACCGCAGTAACTAACGCACCAACTGGCTGTCAAGCAGTTATCGTTACTAATGAAAGACATTTAGTAGCAATCGGTTCTGGTGGTGATCCTCGTAAGATAGCTTGGTCTGATAGAGAAGATAATACAAATTGGACATCTTCTGCTAGGAATACTGCTGGTGATTTACAAATACCTACTGGTGGTCAAGCTAATTACGCAGTCAAGTATGGTAACGATATTATTATTTTTACCGATGTTGGTATAAACAAGATGTACTACGTTGGTAGTCCTTTTGTTTATGGCATACAAGATGCTGGTGTAAATTGTAAGGCAATCAGTCCAAGATCAATTATATCTTCTGGTAACTTTTTATCCTGGATAAGTGAAAACTCTTTCTTTACTTACGATGGCAGAGTTAGAGAACTTAAATCAGATGTACATGATTTTATCTTTGACAACTTACAACAAAGAACGCAACAAGCTACCTTTGGCGCACATAACATTGATTACAATGAGATTTGGTGGTTTTTCCCTGTTGGTGATACAGACCAACTATCGCCAAATAAATATATTATTTGGAATTACTTAGATAATGTTTGGTCTATTGGTGAACTTGATAGAGGTTGCTGGATAGATCAAGGTGTCTTTGATAATCCAATCGCTTGTGATTCTGGTGGTTTTGTTTATGAACATGATAAAAGAGCTTTGTTTAATTCACCAGGATTAGGCACAAGAAAACCTTTTTGTCTTACAGGCCCATTGGAAATAAGTAATGGCGACAAAGTGGCTCAAGTAAATCAAATCTTACCTGACGAAGAAACTACAAGTTTGCCAGCAATAACCTTAAGTTTTACTGGTCGTTTTACACCATTAGGCGCAGAAACAGACTTTGGTAGTTTTTCTTTTAACGCTGATGGTTATACCGATGCTAGATTTTCTGCTAGACAAGTGCAAATGAAAATAGAAGGCGATGTTACGCAAGACTTTCAAGTTGGCAAGATTAGATTGGATGTACAACCTAGAGGTCGTAGATAATGGACTTTGATGCTAAACCGCAATATATTCAAAGAGCAACAAACGTAAAATACTCTTTTGCAGCAACTACACAGCAAACTATTTATACTGCACCAAGCGGTGATGATTTTACCTTTGCTGTAATAGAAGGCATATTTGCTTGCGATCACGGCAACCAACAAACCAATTTAGACATATCAATAACTGATACCAGCTCTAACGAGTTTTTTATATTTAAACAACATAATATAGCTGCACATGGCACAGAAGAATTAGTAGTCAATGCAGGTCTTATTTTAACGCAAGGTGAGATTGTCAAAGCGCAAGTTAATCATGCAAATATAGATTTGGTTATTAGTATTATTGAATATGCAAAGGGTGATTAAAAAAGAAGAATGGGAAGTGCATTGGGATTATTGCAAGCAATTTATTGAGCCTGCATTAAAACATCAAGATGCCTATACAATAGACGATGTAGAAGATAAAATAAGACATGGATTTTTCCATTTGTGGCCAGGTAAGGAATCAGCTTTTATAACTGAAATTGTTACTTATCCACAGCACAAAGTAATGAATTTATTGTTTTGTGGTGGTAAGTTTGAAGAAATAGAAGAAATATTAACTTCTATTGAAACTTTTGCTAAAGCCATTGGTATCAAAAGATTATATGGTGGTGGTCGTAAAGGTTGGAAAAGAAAAGCTAAACATCTTGGTTACAAACAAGAATATATGATTAGAAAAGAATTATGAGTAAAGGCGCAACAACAACAACAGCAGAAGTACCTGATTATCTAAAAGATCTTTATACGGAAGCATCTACTAGAGGATTAGAAGCTTCTAGCATGGGATTTCAACCATACACAGGTGAAATGGTTGCTGGTTTTACACCAGACCAAGCACAAGCTATGGGAGCAACTAGAGGATTATTCGGTCAAGCTATGGCTCTTGATCCTAGAAGTGCTTTAGCTGGCTTGGCAAGACAAGGTACACCTACTCTGCAAGCTGCATCTTTACTAGATACCGACATAGCTCGCTATCAAGATCCTTACACAGAACAAGTCTTAGAGCCTGCATTAGCAGACATTCAAAGACGACAAGACATGGCGCAACAACAAGCGCAATCCAGAGCAATAAAAGCTGGTGCGTTTGGCGGCAGTCGTTCTGCTCTAATAGAATCAGAAGCTACTAGACCATTTGCTGAAGAAGCAGCGCAAACAATTGCTGGCTTACGTTCAGCAGGTTTTGGTCAAGCACTAAATATGGCTGAAGCTGATGCAGCTCGTAGGCAACAAGCAGCAACTAATCAAGCAGAATTAGAACTAAGAGCCAGGCAACAACAAGCTGGTTTATTAGGTGGTGAGTTAAGCGAACAATATCGTACGCTTGGTTTATTATCTGGTATTGGTGGACAACAACGAGCGTTAGAACAAGCCAGAATACAAGCACAACGAGCTGAGTTTGAAAGAGAACTTGACTTCCCATTACGTCAGTTAGGACTTTTACAAGCAGCTTCAGGACAAATATCTCCTGCGGTTATTGGACAAAGACAACAAAAAGAAACTGGCTTGGGTGATATTTTATCTGCTGGTGCAGGCTTAACTGCGGCAGCTTTTACAGGGGGGTTAGTACCACCTCCAAAAAAGACGTGAAGGGTTTAATGGCCATCAATACTACAGGTGGCACTAACCCCTATGGGAGTTATGCTTAATCATGGCTAGTATATTTGATCCTAATAATCCAAATGCTTTTAACTTGCTTGGCAATCAACAACAAGAACCTTCTACTATTAATCAAGAAAACTATCAACAACCAAGCACAAGCGCAAGCGCAAATGGCATGAACAGAAATCAAAAAATTGGATATATGTTATCTGCTTTAAGCGATGCTTTTGCTGGTAGAGATGTTGCTGGTCGTGCTATGGCAAGAGCGCAAGCTATGAGACAACAAGCAGAAGTTGATAGACAAAGACAAGAAGCGTTAAGAAAACAAGAATTAATTGCTAGTTTGCCAGAAGATATTCAAAGAATATATGGCGTTTATGGGCCAGATGCAGCTTACAAAGCTCAATATGGTACAACAACAGATAATTCAACTCAAATTGAAAGAGATAGACAAAGACTTACAATGCTTGAAAAAATACCAATTGAATTAAGAAGTCCAGAAGATAATCGAACATTAGTAATGTTAGAACAATCAGTTTATGGAGCGCCTCGAATAATTCCTTTTTATGATAGTTCAGGAAAAGTTGCAAAAAGCATTACATCTATAGCTTTAGCAAAAGATCCAGGTATTGTTAAAAGATTTGAAAAACAAGGTTTATTTACTGTTGGACAAAAACCTAGCGCACAATTTAAAGGAAAAGAATCTACATTTAATATTATGGGAGATGATTTTTTACAAACAAAAAACCAACTTAATACTTATAATGACTTAGCATCTATCATAGATGAAAACAGAGATGCTTTTACTGTTGCTGGATCAATAGGAAATCTTATTAATAGCGCAAGATATGAAGTACAAAGTGCAGAAAGATTAATTAATTTAAATAATTTTCAAAATAATAATCCTGCTGAATATTCAAAATTAACAGAATCATTGGAAAAGGGTGAAACAGATTCAGGAATTAGTTTTAGCGATATATTAGACAAATTATCTCAAAATCGAGCAGTTGCAAAATCTATATTTTTAAAATTAGCTTATGGAACTGCAAAAGAAATAGATCCAAGCGGAAGGCTTTCAGATAATGATGTTAAGATTGCTATGGATATACTTAGCAATCTTGGCCCAAATGTTGATGCTAATTTAGCAGTCCTTGAAAACTTAGCAAAAACTACTACAAGGGAGTATTTAGATAAATACGATCAAAAATTTAAACAATTAAGAGATGAAGAACAAATAAGTATTGCTAGTGGATATAGTGATCTTCCACAATTTTTAGGAGGTCGAACAATACGACAGCCTAATATAACTCCACCGCAATCAAACAATAATCAAAATGATGATGTTCCAAGAATTAGAATTTCTTTATAAAACTTATAATGTCAAAAGTAATATATGAATTTGAACTGCCTAACAAAACAATTTTAGAAATTGAAGGCGAACAAGGCAAGCAAGCAGAAGCAACTGCAAAAGCAAAAGATTATATAAAACAAAACTTTAACCAAACAGCACAGCCAGAAGATTTATCTGCACTTGATGTAGCTAAAGATGTTGGTGTAAGTGCTGCTTCTGGAACATACAAAGGCTTATCTTATATACCTGGCATAGCTGGAGATATAGAACAATTAGGAAATCAATTTCTACCAAAATTTTTAACAAGACCGATAGGCTCATTCTTTGATCCAAGCGTGTCTAAAGAACCTACTCAAGTACTCCCAACATCAAAACAAATTAGAGGATATGCAGAAACAGTAGTTCCTCAATTAAAATTTTTGGGAGAATATGAGCCAAAAACCACAATCGGTGAATATGCTCAAACAATACCAGAATTTGCTGCTCCTGGTCTTTTGGGAAAAACAAAAGCAGCAAGAAAATTTGCAGTTGGTTTAGGTGCTGGAACTGGTGCAACTTACGAAACTATAGAAAATTTAACTGGAAGTCCTTTAGCAGCAGTAGGCATTAGTTTGCCAGGTTCTATAGCTGCAAGTTATTTTTTTGGGCCTACAACCGCAGCAAGATTATCAGAAAAAGCATTTCAAAATGTAACTAAACAAGAAATAGATGAAGCTATAGCGTTAGAAACTATTGCAAAAACTGAAGATATAAAATTATTACCAGGAGAATTATTAGAAGATAAACTTGTAAATCAATTAACTCAAGATGTTTTAAGTTCTGAAAAAGGCGCACCTTATATTTATGAAGCTGTAAAAGGCAGACCAAGACTGGCTGAAGAATTAGCAGAAAAACAAGCAAATAAAATTGCTGATATGCCAGAAAGTCAAAGGCAAGTTTTAAAATCAATACAAGAAACGGCTAAATCTTCTATTATAAAATCGCAAACTGAAAGAAGGGCAGCAGCTTATAACGCTGGCTATAAAGTTGCAAACGATCAAACAATAGACACAAGCCAAGCTCTTAACATTATTAATAACATCGACAATCTTATACAACAATCTGCACCAAATAGTGCTAATTTCAAAAAATTAAAACAACTTAGAAAAGAATTAGTTATTAAGAAAGGAAAAACTGAAACACCTGTTACTAATATAAATATTTTAGATGATGTTTTTAAAACTTATAGAGATGCAGTAAAAGACTCAAGAAAAAATGTGGCTACTGAAAAAAGATTTATACAAAAAGATTTATCAAGAAAACTTTTTAACAATGAAAAGACAGGTGCTTTGGATATTTTAGTTGATACTTTAAATACTAATCCAAGTTATAAAAAAGCTAATGAAGTATTTGAAGAATTATCAAAAACATTGGTTAATGTTGTTAAAGATAATACTTCTGTTTTGGCAAGAGAAGGTCTTGATTTAACAGCTATAGAAAAATTTGTATTTAATCCAACAACAGCAAAACCTGATGACATAAATAAAACATTAAAAATTTTAAATGCAAGCAATCCTGAAGCAACAAAACAAATTGCTAATGTTTATTTTAGAAATGCAATTAACAACGCTTTTCCTTTGGTAAAAGAAGGAGAGGATTTAACTCAGGGATTTAAACTTATACAAAAAATCGTTGGTACAAAAGGACAAGAAAAAAATTTCATGGCAGTTTTAGATAATGTTGCAGATGCACATGGATTGCCAAAAGTAGAATTTAAAGTTGGTTTTAAAAATATGATTAATATTTTAGAAAGAACTGGAAGAATTAATAATATTAATAAACCTGGTTTTGATGTGCAAGGAATTGCAGCTAGAACTCTTGCTAAAGATTTGGCTATGATGAAAACATTTAATCCATTAGTTAGACTAGCTACAAAATATGGAGAATTAAAAGCTGGTGGAGCTATGGATAGTTTAGGAAGAATTATGGCAAATGATAATTCTGTAGCTTCCTTAGTAGAACTTGGCAGAACAAATCCACAATCAAAAGCAGCAATAAGCAGAGTTTTAAATATTATTAATTTTGTTTCACCAACAACAGAAAGATTTGATATTCCAACCCCAACTCCATTAATAGAACAATCAATGACAGAATAAAATGTCCAGAGCCACAGAGAGAACAGGTCGTGCAGGCGAGTACGCTGTGGCTAGTTTTCTGAGCTTAGAAAGCGATACAGTTCACGTTCTACCACATGGCAGTCATGCCGACATAATCTTTGAAATAGATGACACCATGTACAAGTGCCAGGTAAAAACTGCTGCTTTGAAAAAGATGTGCCATAAGACTCACAAAAGAGTTAATTGGTGCTTTGATATGCGCAGAGGTGCTAATACAAAAATCAGAGATTATAAAAAAGGCATGGTTGATCTTTATGCCTTTTACTGTCTGGAATACAACACCATAATATTTAAAATATTTGAGAACGGCAAAAGAACCAAAGTTACTTTCAAAGACTCTCTTATGAAAAACATAAACTCAAAAGACAGTCTTTACGAAGCTATTACATTATTAAATAATTAATAATCACTAAACTACTTGCTTTATCACTTTACATTGTTTAGTATTCTTTTACTAAAAAGGAGAAAACAATGAGAGAACCTAAAGACTTAATCATTTTATTATTGCTTGGCATTATCCTTGCGTTCGTTTGGAACTTAGAAATTTACTTGGTGTAGTATGAAAAAGATAACTTCAGACAAACTTAATCAAAGCATCAAACAAGTAGCCTGGACTAATAGCAAAGGTCAGAAACAAATCAGCTACTATCTTAAATATACTTTCAATGGCAAACGCAGAAACATGAAGATTGGTCATGGCGGTATGCCAATACAAACAGTACGGAAGATTGCAAGTGAATTACAAGCCAAGATGTTGCTAGATACTAGCTTTGATCCTTTGGCTAAGAATGATAAACAGAAACGAACTACTGATGAAGTCTTTGCTAAATATCAACAACAGTTGGAGATGAACAACAGAAAAACTATTCAAGAGTACGTGCGCTTGTACGAGAAAGACATCAAGCCTGGCTTTGGTCATTTACCAATAGATGCAATCAGCAGAGGAGATGTTAAGTCTTGGTTTGACGAACTTAGTTTAAGATCTAAATATACTGCCAATCGTTGTCTGACTATTTTAAAGACTGTCTTTGAGATTGCGATTGATTACGAATACTTGGAAACCAATCCAGCTAGTAGAATCAAGAAGCACGCAGAGATAAAAAGAACTAGACATTACACACCAGAAGAAAAGCTCAATATCTTTAGAGAATTATTTAGAAGATTAGACGAAGATAACTCTTTGTTGCACTCAGTCAGCTTTATTCTTTTACTTATTTTCACTGGAGCTAGAAAGGGGGAATTAGCTCGTGCTACATGGGATGACTGGCATGGCGATTATATTGAGCTAAAAGAACATAAAACCGATAAAGATGGCAAAATCAGAAAAATTTGGTTGAATTCTCAAAGTCGTAGCGTTATACAGACTCTACAAGGCGAGAAAAAGAAAAAAACGATACTTGGTATCAAAAATCCTAAAAGGCTCTGGAACAGCGTAAAATTAGCTTGTAACTGCAAAGACCTTAGATTGCATGATTTAAGACATAGTTTTGGCACAATCTCTACCAATGCAGCAAATATTCAAACTTTGCAGACTGGAGAGCTTATGGGCCATAAATCTTTATCAATAATGCAACGCTATCAACATATTGAGGATAAAACGAGTAAGGAAAACATAGAGAAAATCGGTGATGAGATTCTCAAAGAAATTGATTTACCTACAACTTTTTTTCAATGACAAAAATCTGTTTAGCCTTTTCAAACGAAATATTATGATCGTCAGCCAAAAAAGTAAGTTTCTGTCTGGGGTAGGAGTCTTTATCCTTGATTGCATCCATGACAATTTTTTTCTTGGTTACTGTATCGTAAGAATTCCAGGAACTAATTTGTTTAAGATTGCGACCACAGATACAAGAATCTTTAAGTCCATAAGTTGTAGAGCAAATGCTAATACACGGAGAGTCCTCTAATGAAGTGGACAAACCATCCATCTTTAGTTGGTCACGAAAACACATTCTTTGCTCTTTCATATAATTTATGTTTTAATTATATCACTTGGAAGGAAAATTTAACAAACAAGAAAAAACTATGAATGACGATAAGAAATTTATTACGGCTAAAGAATTAGCTAATCGTTGGAAAAGAAGCCCACGTACATTAGCCAATCAACGTCTAGCTGGAGTTGGGTGTCCTTACTACAAAATATCTGGCAAGGTTTTGTATGATCTTGAAGATGTAGAGAACATGGAGAAAAGTAACTTTGTTAGCCGTAGCAACTAAAGAATTTATAAAAGATAGTATGCCTTCTAAGCACGCTAAGTATTCTCCCTCAAGCGCAGAGCGTTGGTTTGCGTGTCCTGGTTCAATAAAACTTTCCGAAGGTGTTGAAAGAGAACCTGTTGGCAGACCTG